AGTTCATAATATAATCCTTTTGATGATACCCATAATTGGATATCACCCTTATTATACACTATTTTTGCAGTTTATGTGGGACTAATTCAATGAAATACTAACAGCATTGGGATTGATTTGGAATGTATCACCATCTGTGACATCCTTAGTGATCGCTAATGCCCCATAAAATAACACATTACCTGCTGATTCTGCATCATAGACTGCCATATGAGTAATGACACCCCAATTACCACCATTGGCTGGTCCAAAGGTAACAGTTGAGGAGTTAAGTGCTACCCCACTTACGGCATCTGCAAAGTTCACACCCATTCTTTGATACCCAAAGGTTGATGGTACTTCGTTTACATTACCAGTCTCACCATCGGTGATTCCAGTTAATAGCCCAATATATAGGGTTGGTGCTGTATAATCTTTAGTCCCTTCTCCTAAGATATGGTCTAGTACTTCGTTTTCTAAATAATTGCTTGCTGACATGTTAATCTCCTTGTATTGTCATATTTATGTTTTGTGTTTATGGACACGGATTAGCGTTTGTCCAATCTGCACCATTTACACTGGTTAAATCTGCTTGTGCGGATGCATCTGGTTGTTGTAATAATGGGGTGTTATAAAATAATTCCTCTGTACCTTGCCAATTATCCCATGTGTTTATAGTAAACAAGTTGGGTATACAAACCAATGAAGTGCAGCCACTAAATGCGGAACCCATTGTCCAAACCCTAAAGGTATTTATTGATGGGAATGATGTTAACGAAGAACAACCCTCCCACGCACCGTACATATAATGTACACGTGATGTATCTATTGATGGGAATGATGTTAACGAAGAACAAGCCAACCACGTATTGGCTATCGCAACAACCGTTGATGTATTTATTAATGGGAATGATGTTAACGAAGAACAACCCAACCACGCACCTATCATATAAAATACAGTTGATGTATCTATTAATGGGAATGATGTTAATTCATGACAAAACTCCCATGCGTAGTCCATATTAGTTACACTTGATGTATTTATTAATGGGAATGATGTTAATGCACGGCAATAGTGCCATGCACCGGTCATAGAAGTTACACTTGATGTATTTATTAATGGGAATGATGTTAATGAAGTACACCACGACCACGCGTAGGTCATAGAAGTTACACTTGATGTATTTATTAATGGGAATGATGTTAATGAAGTACAAGACTTCCATGCACCGGTCATAGAAGTTACACTTGATGTATCTATTAATGGGAATGATGTTAATGCATGGCAATACTTCCATGCACCGGTCATAGAAGTTACACTTGATGTATCTATTAATGGGAATGATGTTAACGAAGAACAACCCGACCACACGTAGGTCATAGAAGTTACACTTGATGTATCTATTAATGGGAATGATGTTAATGAATAACAATTCATCCATGTGTTGGTCATAGAAGTTACACTTGATGTATCTATTAATGGGAATGATGTTAATGAAGTACACATATAAAATGCGGAATCCATAGAAGTTACATTGATTGTACCAGATAGATTAACAGTGTGTAACGAACTACACATATAAAATGCGGAATCCATAGAAGTTACATTGATTGCACCAGACAGATTAACAGTGGTTAAGTTAGACAAATTCATTGTCGAATGGGAATGATCGTTAAAACAAAAATTATCTAGGGAAGGAAGTGTTCCGCAATCCAAATCAATACTGAGTACACCATTCCCTTTGATTTCTAGTTTAGTTAATGGGTTTAATGATGAACTATATGTCTTTATCCTAACAAGGTTAGACATTGTGGTAGAACGGGTGTCATTGGTATTATATAACTGAAAAGTTCCATTGCCCCAATCTACATAATACTCTCCCTCATTGAAAATAGATACCCAGTCACCGTAATTCACATCTATCTCGCACATCACATCGTGGACACCCATTGTGAATGATGTAATATTTAACATCTCTGCATTGCCGATATAATTCGTTGGGAGTTGTAAATTTACTGCTGCTTCAAAAACATCGTCCTCTAATGTTATAGTATATGTCTCACTTTCAGATATCCCTGTAACCACAAAATCTAATGTTGGATGTGTTTGTATAGTTCTAGTACATTCAGCAGGAGTGATTGTTTGATGTAACAGTCCTAGGCTATTGTAAATAAGTACATTCCCAGTACCACGGATACGAGCCGAACCCATATAGTGGATATTATCATCAAAATTAATTCGTATATTCATTGTGGTTAAGTCATCAAAATCATATGTGGATGACATACTCCCGTATATAAATTCATAATGTTCTGTTTCACCGACTACATCACCTACACTTGAATTTGAACTAATAACAATAGGCAAGGTATCAGGAACTATTAGTGTTCTTGGCATATTAGAACTATCTAAAGTAGTTTCAAATTCCAATGAATCAGTTGTATTAGTAACGTGCATTACCCAACCTGTTTGTGCATTTGCGGTATTGCTTTCTATAACGATTTGATCATCATCATAAACCATATGAGTAGTGCCATATCCACCATTGATATATTCCACTGATGCATCGGTATCAATTACTGAACGACCTCTGTGCGTCACACTTACATTAGACGGATCAAACATTACCCCCGTTGTGACATCAATAGCCGAAGCACCTGTCCAAGCCGGTCTTGCAACAGTTGTCAATGCTAGACTTGGAAAAGCGACAACTCCCGTTGTTTCCACTAATCCAGCAGGTAGTTCAATTGTATAATCAACCCCCTCATTGAATAATCCCTCATCTATATCTACTATTAATTTACTCATTTTATTCCTCGATTGTCACGGATGGGTCAGTCACATCAAATGTTTGGACTATATTATTTTGGTCATCTCTTACCGTGACAACCCCACTACCTTTTTGTATAGGTCTATCAAATTCCATTTCAATTGTATCTAATACACCATCATTCTGTCCTGATTCCATAATAGAAGGACCATCATCTGTCAAAAACCTTATCCCATTCACATCTGTTAAGCCACTAAATGGTGTTCCTTGTTGTGAACCACCACCATCATCTAATACTGCACTGGAATCAATTAATATATAATATTCAGTATTATAATCCAAATAATAGGTTAAATCCAACACGACAGAACTATTTGTTTCACTTATAATCCTATCTGTTTGGTTATTATTAAATGTAGTTGTAGTATTAAATGATTGAATTAATGACCCAGAACCGTTATATAATTTAAAATTACCTACGGATGACTCACTTATATTTTTATTGAATAAAATTTCGATTGATTCTTCAATAACCACACCAGTCGTATATTCATTAACATCAAATGTTTCTATTGTTTGTGCTGCATTTGATGCCCCAATAGACACCCTGTATTGCATCACTGATAATTTCACATCACTAAGATATGCGAATGATGTTGAATACAATGGACTTTGTATGCCATCCATAGGTGTATCTACAGGTACACCTTGTTGTGTTCCACAAAAATCAAAATATGTATCAGTAGATGTCCAATCAGGATTAGTTAAAAAACCGAATGGGAACGTAAGTGTATATGACGTATTTAGTTGGATTACAGAATCATCTAAATCAGTTAGAGTTACTACTTGACCATCATTTGATACAGGACTTAATGTTTGCACAACAGCACCTGATGGGTCTTTTACTAATACATTACCTGTGACTATTATTTCTGGTTTTGGTGAGGATGCATAAGTTAATGTTGGGGTAACTCCTGCCTCTAACTCATTAATATCATTGCCTGGAACATCAACTGTAAATGTATCATACCCGATATAATCAGTAGTCGTCTCGGTGTTATATGTTGGCAGACCTCCATTTAAAACTATAATATTGCCATTCAATACATCTACCACATCGTCACCACTTAATTCAAATCTATGATTTTCAAATTCCGATGTTGTGAATGTCCAACTTGGGGTTGATATTCCCGTTGATAAGTGTGTTGTTAACCCATTACAGGTAGTACAGGCAGTTGCTATAATACCATCATCAATTAAAATATAATAATCGGTTGATAAGGTTCTATCAGCGAACGGTATTTCTAAAATTTTATTATGTAGAATACAGTCACTTGCTAATATTGATTGTTCTAACGTCCCATCACTTCTATATAATTTTATATTTCCTGCTAATAATGTGAATGTCGTTGTACTATATGCTGCTGATGGAGGTGTGAATCTTACAAAATAACTACCTGTATATGGTGCTTCGTTATCTCGTGATATACTTATATTCGGGGCAGCAGCAATGAATGACATATAGCATTGGTATAAGCAACTCTCATCATCGTGTGTAGCACCAGCATCATAATTTAATGCAGTAGGGTCAATACACCCATATATTGGGTCTGGTAATTGTCCATCGGGGTCAATTGCGCCAGGAACCCAATTTACTCCATCCCAATACAACACATCATTGGATACAGGTGCAACGGTTGTTGTGTCTACATCACTTAATTCAGTTATCAGTTGTGGTGGTGCAGGTGGTGCAGGTGGGTCTGGTAATTCTGCTGACACCCCATCAATAAACCCTTGGTCATTGATTAAACTCTCTTTTATTTGTTCATCCATTGGTGTTGCTGGATTGCGACTTGGGAAGAAGTCATCTAATATCGCATCAACTAGACTTGTATTGGGATCGCCATCAAATAAGACATCTAAGTTATTTAATAATGTCATAATCCCCAAACTCATTAGTTGTCCACCAATGGATACCCCATCAGGTATATTGTCTGGTTCTTGAACAGGAACATATGCAATCAACCCACTTGGATCACTAAATGGACCAGAAGTGATATTGTTCATACCCCTTACTTTTACATATAGATCACCTTGGTTTAATTGACCATATTGATAACTAACTGCTTGATTTTCAGTATAAGTACTACCATCTGTATTGCTTTGCGTACCTACTTTGACATATGTTCTATCATAATCATTGGGTACTGAGGTATCATGTGTTACCCAAAATTCCATTTCATCAACAATACCACTTGGAACTACACTCCCCATTAATATATGAGGGTTTGATCCGGTGTCATTATTGGTTACTGTTGGTGTATTAGGCTTACCTATACTACCAATGCTTAATAGTCCATCATCGGTCTCAATTTCATATTCAGCAATATCATATGTATATACATCAGCATCATATTCAATACACTTAAAGTCTAATACTATAGTATTATTGGTTTCTACTTCTTTGACATTAACTACTCGAAATACTTTATTTGTGTAATTGAATGCAGGGGAAGTCACATCAATCAAATCACCTGCTTTTACATTCAGGTAACTGTAATCTGATTTGAAACTAATAATCTTATCAATTCTGGATTGTTTTAACTCAATCAAGCCAACTTTTAATGCTGTGCTTTGTTTATTAGTAAAAGGTAATACGATCTGTACAGTATTGTTCGGTTCATTGGCAAATAAATCACCTGCTGGAATATCAATCCTTACAAAATCTGCCTTATCTAATATATCTGTGTTCTGATACTTAACTTCTGCACTATTATATAGACCAGTTAAAGATGACCCACTCACGGATATTTCACCAATGATATTACTATCCGTGAATGAGGCTGTAGATGCACCACTCTCATTGATTATAACGACCCACCTACCTTGATGTATGTCATAACTCAACCACGAACTACACGCCTTTGTCATCGCTTCTATATTCGTCAATACATTAGTAGTAGTGGATACCAAACCATTTATTCTTGTCTGTCCTACTTGCTGACTGCCACTTGCATCTGTGTATGTAAATCCATTCAATACATTGGCGTTAAGTTCTACTAACCCACTTATGTCACCTGTATCTATACCAGCACCATAACTTGTATTAGTCATGTAATCATTTAACACATCGCCTGGCATATCTAAACTATTTGATATATGGAATATACATTGTGGTAATCCAGTGACATTCTTAGCACGATTGTAATTCACTTCTACAATTGCATATAATAGGTTTGTCATTGGGTGATTAGTCCAATGAGTTAATAATGTTTCAGGGGATGGACCACCATTTAATGCAGTCCCCTCTTTATACAAATAGACTTTTATTAGGTCTTCTGCACTTGGGTCTTGATTGCCACTACTATCAATGGTATGGTCTAATGTAAATCCATCTGCTTTGAATACAACTCTGTTATTATTAAAATACACATCGTTAAATGTATAGGTAGATGGGGTTGCATCAAGTGTATTGCCTGTTAATTCAGACAATGCGAGGCAGTATCGCATTTGTTTGTAATCAGGACTCAATGAAGCATCAGTTATATTCCCACTAAAATAAGCATCTCCATATAACACAGGTATCTTATTTTCAGTACTTGGATTAAGTTGTAATCTCACACCCTCATCAATCGCTTCGGTAGATGTGGTGTCATTCACATTATCACTCAATAACCTAGATGTGTAGCCTAATATGGCTGTTTTTGCTAAGTTAGCACCAAGACTATTACCACCCAACCATTTGAATGCATTACTAAAAAAACTCACCCTGGTACTCCAAAGTTATAATTTGAACTAGATAAGGTTTGTACTCTATTCATACTACCTTCATCGGGAAAGTCAACTGGGTTGGTTCTTCTGCCACCTACTTTCTTTGCAAGGACTTCTACTATGCTATTACAAGTAATGGTAATGGTATTGGTTGCTGATTGAGATACCACATCCACATCATCTGTGATACCATAATTGGTTACTATTCCTTTGAAATTTAATATTGGGTTCTCTGGGAGGGGGAGTAATGCATGTGAAGATGGGTCGAACAACCCCCGATATACTTCTAATGATGATCCTTTGATCTCATTATCGAGTATATCACTCACGTTTGCTGTTGGTATACCTGATAGTGATATACTCAATTGTGATTTACTTGCCTTTAATTCAGAGGTAGTGCCACTCATATTAAGTAGACTCCCAATAGATACATAGGTATCGCCACCGAATGTAATTGGGATATTATAATCACTCAGTAATGCGGTTTCAAAATTTGGAATAACCCATTTGATGAAGACTGCTGATTCAACACCTGAATATGAACTTAAATCAATCATACTAAGTTCTCATTGAATACAAACGAACCACTCCAACTAACTTGATTTCGTTGGAATATAGTCCATTGTGGCATTGTAGTACAAATAACATCCCAAGTTTGTCCTGGTGTTAACATACCATTATGTATCCAATCCGTATAACCTGTGTTTGTAAATGCAACTGTTTCAACAGTGAATTTATTAGCATTCTCAATTGCTTGTATTTCTGATGCAATTGCCTCCCATGGCATACCATCGGGTAATTTAATGGTGAATGTGGTACCTGCACTTCCTCTTGAGGTAGCCCTTACCGTTCCATTTCTTGAAATTGTTTGTCCTACTATTTCTTTATTGCTAACTGAGATTGATTCAGCATTATCAAATATCCATTGAAAACTCATAATTTAATCTCCTTATCCATATGATGGCAATGTACTTCTGCCCTGTTCTGTTACTGCATATAAAAATGCAGGGTCTCTTGCAATTAATGATTGGAATGATGGTGCATCTACAGCATTGATGTTATATGTAACGCTTGCATTACCTGCTTTGCTTACATTTGCT